GTAAGTGGGCAGCACTTTCATCTATTTAAAGATGAATTAGATCAGGTTAATCAGGAATTACTTATGATCAAAAGATCATTGTAATTCGGATCTTTTATCTTATTAGATAAAATATCCTTTCTGATTAATCTAGCTAAGGAGGAAATGATCCTTGAATCTCTTTTCTCATCAGAAACCGCTACCTCTGTTGGTATTGGAACAGATAAAACCTTTAAAACTAAAGGTCAATCGAACCAACCAACTGTAGGCCTATCTAAGGATGATAACTCATCCCAGATTAGGTCCGTAGCGTTTCTAAGATTAAAGAGGACAGGATCCTCCTCAAGTGTTGTATTAGGTACTATAGGCATCAAAATCATTGATCCATCTGGTTGTATAACAGGTTCATTTTCTTGAAACAATCAAAGGTCCTTTGTAGAGACTTTTGATCTATCAAGAGAATGATCTCTGTTACATTGAATCAGATGATCAGTGACAGACTTTGATAGCATGAAGCCTTCCCTAATATGGTTAGTTATGAAGCTTAACGCTTCATACTCACTCATTTTAGAGAAGAGTGTGGTTCCAAATCTCCCATCGAGAGTCGAAAGGCCCTCTTTGGAAGAGATGTTACCTCTAGTGATTTCCATCACTACTTCAGCTATGATAGCAAACTGACTAAGAGATCTACAAAATCTCGAAGGTAGTTTGTCAATCATACTATAGTACTTAAATACCAGACTACCAAGGTCATACTGGAAAAACCATCCTTTTTGGGAAGCATTTACTAGTATTTGGAGAAGGTCAGAAGGACCTAACTTCCTTTTACAAAGTAAACCCCCAATAGGGAAAGGTGAAATCTCTTGACCCTTATAGAATCACCTTTTTGTGAATTCAAATAAGGTTGTAGATACATGTGTCTTTTCGACAGCATAATCTACACCAAGAGACTTAATTAATTTCAAGTATGCTTCTCCTACCGCAGCGTCACCAATTATGATATCATCACCCAAGAGATAATAGGGACAGACTTTTCAGTCTTTACCTAATCTCTCACAGATGACAAATATCATAAAATGGTGAGCTAAAGCGAAAGAGGCCCATGATGAATAGGCTCCCATAGGATTACCAACACTGTATCTAACACTATGTGTTTGACCAGTGGGGGATTTATATCTAAATGGGTAGCCTACCATCACGTCTCTTCACGCTAAGCAATATTCTGCAGGTAGGTGACTTCTTAAAAGGTCATAGATAACTTGAATAGGAAATCTATCCGTAGCAGCTGACAAATCTACTGAATAGTAGATAGGTCAATTAGCTACACCTTTTAAGAAAGCACCTTGATCAAAGGTACAATCTTGAGGAATTCTATCTAGAATCCTGAAAAGGAAACTATGTAGTTTCTTCAAGACTGTCTGACTAAAATAATCTAATATTCCGATTATTCTAGTCTTACCTTCTTTGTCCGGAAAGTAAGAC